TTTTATTTTTAATTTCATGTCCATATATTGTTCCTATACCTTTTATAGAAATAATTAAATATTATCCATCAAATATTACTTATTTTTATACTTATATGGGATTATCTACAAAAATATTACTTGAATTGTATAGTGAATTTTTTTATAAATTATGTCCAGAGTTAAATCGTTTACATAGTAATAAAAATAAAAAGAATGATAAGATACATATTGGATTTTTATCTAATTTTGTAATAGAAAATCATAGTGTGTGTAGAGATAGGATTGGTATTATAAAACATTTTTGTAAACAAGATAATTTTCGTGTATATCTATTTATTACAAAAGAATTTCAACCAAGTGAATTTTATAAATTAACGATGAAAGAAATAACACCATATCAAATTCATCAAGTCACACCATTAACTATTACTGATATCATGTCCTCTATTTCATTAGATGTACTTGTATATCCAGAAATAGGAATGTGTCCATTTGCTCATTTATATTCACATGTTCGATATGCTCCTATTCAAATCAATACATGGGGACATTCAGAAACATCAGGAATACCAGTTATTGATTATTACATATCTTCCACTTATTTTGAAACAAATCAGAGCAATGAATTTTATTCAGAAAAATTAATTACACTAGACTCATTATCTACTTATTATTATAGTTTACATTTATTTGATTTACAATTTGATCTAGATAATAGTAAGAAAACGTATGCAATTAATGAAATGTATCATTATTATGGATTATTCCAAACCATGGTTAAATTACATCCTCACATGATTACTATTATTCATGAAATATTAAAAAACGATAGTAAAGCAATGATTGTTATAGTAGGCGCATTACATACTGAAATCAATTATTATTTACAAAATAAATTAGGACATTTATATCAACGTGTTCAATTATATCCTAATTTATCTAAATATGAATATTGCAGTCTTATTCAAGTGATGGATATTATGTTAGATTCATATCCATTTGGTGGTTGCAATACCTCATTGGACGCATTTTATTTTAATAAAATAGTTATAACACTTCCTTCTGATAAATTAAATGGAAGATTTACATATGGTTTTTATAAATGTATGGATATAAATGAACCAATCTGTTACCATATAGAAGATTATATTAAAACGAGTATTTATTATGCAAACAATCCTCTCGAAAAAAATATCATTGAAACAAAAATTAAAACGAATTCCTATAAATTATTCAGAGAACAAAAAAGTAAACAAGATTGGGTTAATTTTATTACTACAATTACATAAAATAAATGTTATTATTTTTTTTAACGGGATAAGAAAAAGATATTTTAGAAAAATAAAAAAACTTAAAATCTTGTTATTGTATAAATACAGATGTCATCCACAACTTCATCGAATACTCTTACTTCCGGTTTTATCGATCTTGCTACTTACGACGAACCTGAGAAATATATGTACGGCGGTGCTAAATCCGTCTCATACTTTGTTCGTCGTGTTACCAAATCAACATGGTTCACGGTAGTTCCTACTACCCTCACTCTTAACCAAACCCCCCAATTTGGTGTTCAATGGGATGCTAACATTTCCCGTGCTGGTGATTATCTCTTATTTAACTGGTTACGTGTAACTTTCCCTTCCGTATCCGTTAATCAAGCTACCGCTCGTTTCGGTGCTAACTCTCGTATCCGTTGGACTCGTAATTTAATGCACCATCTTCTTAAAGAAACCGCTGTTACTTTTAACGATTTAGTTGAAATGCGTTTTGATGACTATTTTCTTGATTTCTGGACGGCTTTCACCGTCACTTCATCTAAACGTGTCGGTTACCAAAATATGATTGGTAACGTTTCCGTTCTCAATAACTATTCTAATGCTCCCGGTGCCCCCAATAACGGTTTAGTCATACCCTCTGCTACTCTCATGCTTCCCCTCCCCTATTGCCATACCCGTGACACTGGCGTCGCTTTACCTACTGCCGCTCTTCCTTACAACGAAATGAAACTCCGTTTCAATTTCCGTGATTGGACTGACCTGTTAGTTATTGATAATGTTGCTGCTATTACCGGTGGTCAAGGTTCCGGTGGTGTTTCTACTTATGCTTCTCAATCTGATTTAAATAATGCTAATGTTGCTTTATCTAATGTTCAAGTCTGGGCTGAATACGCTCTCGTATCCAACGATGAACGCAAACTCATGGGTCAAGCTCCTCGTGATCTTCTCATTGAACAAGTTCAAACCAACAATCCTCAATCAGTTGATGCTACTCGTAACTCTACTCGTATTGATATCCACTTTTCTCACTCTGTTAAAGCATTATTCTTTGCTCTTCAAAATACTACCAACAAAGCTGAATGGGCCAATTATTCTTCCGCTTCACCTGTTCCTTCCGCTGCTGGTGTAACTTTTCATCCTTCTGCTTCTTCTGATGCTCTTGCTCAAGTTTCAGTCTATTATGAAAACACCCAACGTCTTTCTAACATGCCCGTTGATTATTTCTCACTCATTCAACCTTGGTACCGTGCTCCCGCTATCCCCGAAGAAACTGGATACCATCTGTACGCCTACACTCTCGACCTTCTTGATGTTAACCCTCACGGTTCCACCAACTTTGGTAAACTCACTAACGTCGGTGTTGAATTCGCTCCTTCTGCTGAAGCTCAATCTGGTGCTGCCGGTGTTGGTACTCTTGCCGTTCCTGATGTTTCAGGCAACGTTCTCGCTGGACAAGGTCTTCGTCAAGCATTTTCATTTGTTCTTGTCGCCGTCAATCATAATATAGTAAGAATTGCCGGTGGCGCTCTCGGGTTTCCTGTATTATAAACCTGTTATACAACTTCAAAAAAAAGAAAATTTTTATTATTTCAATAATAAAAATGAATTACGTCTATTTTTATTATTTCAATAAAAATGTCGAGACAATTTGAAAATATAATATCTTTTATAGAACCATTTGGTTATGAAATAATTACAAAAAAAGAAGATTATATATTATTACCACAGGAAAAAAGAATTATTTTATTTAAATGTAAAAATGGCCATGTAATGAAACTTGGTCATGCTGTTTTTATAAATAAAAAATCTAAATTTATAAGAGAACAAATAAACATGGATCATTTTTGTTCTGTTTGTCTTTCTTCTATTAAAAAAGAAGAATCAGAAGAAAAATTTACTTTAGAAATTGAAGAAAAAACAGGACATTCTATTTTACTATTAGATAATCAAACGAGAGAAGTTTTTTATCAATGTGGTAACTGTAATGAAAAAAACCATTCTTTTATTCAAAGTATGAAAGTAAATACAGGGTATTGTCATCATTGTCAAAATGATCAATTTAAATTAAATTATTACGATATTAAAAACCGAGTAGAAGAAAAAGGCTTACTATTATTAACAGAAAAAAATTCTTATAAAAATAATAAACAAAAACTTCAATTTAAATGTATTTGTGGAAATTATCATGAATCCGTATTAATAGATATTATGAAAGGTAAATTATGTAAAATGTGTAAAGTTACAAAATATAAAAACACTTGTTTAGAAAAATACGGAGAAGATAATGTATCAAAAGTATATGAGTTTTTTTCAAAAATACAATTTCATTCCTTATCTCATAAAAAAATCATATTACCCATTACAAAAAGAGAATTAATCGTTATGGGATATGAACCAAAGGCAATTATGTTTTTACTTCAACAAGAAATAGATCCTATTTTAAAAATAAAAATAGAAGAAGATGATATTATTGTGGGGAAAGATGTTCCTAGATTTAGATACAAATTAGATGATGATACTAAACATGTATATTTTCCTGATATAGTAATCCGTAATACGACTCTTATTATTGAAGTAAAATCAATTTATACATTTCATTATCACGTAAGAACAAATTATTTGAAATTTAGACAAGTCGTAAAAGATGGTTATATTTTACGTTTATTAATGTTTAACGGCAATAACATGAATTTAACAGATATTACTATGTATTCATTAGAAGATGTAGAACAAATATTATCTTTATGATAACTAAAAATATATTTACTTTTTATGATAAAGGTGGAAAAGAAAAGGTAATAGATAAAATTTTTAAGTAAATTAAAAAAATACATTATGTGCCAAATATTGTGACTTTATGCGAATTTGTAAAAATTAATAATCTTTACTATAAATTTGATTATCTGTATTAATTTTTAATATTTAGTTTCTTTTCTTACTTTTCTTACAAAAATATTTACATAAACCATTAGTAAACACAGTAACAAGAATTTATTAAGTCTTTCCACATATTTATTTTCAGTTCTCTAAAAAACAAAACAATTTATTTTTATACAAAATGTATAAAAATTTAATAAAATAACTCTATAAGCTTCCTTTTCATTTCATAGATACTTTTCCTTCCTTTTCATTAATACACGGCGTATCGCTGTATTAATATCTGATACTTTTGGATACCACGATTGTAACAAGCTCGTATCCAGTTCATTATTAGACCGTTTCGATTTAAGAAGTGAAGATTGTTCCTCGTATGTCATCGTCTCCCACTTTTTCTCTGGATCACATACTTCCTTGTACATGGTTAAAATGTCTTCATGAGAAATGGTACCCGGATTGGTCAATTGAATGGTACCCGTTCGGTTAGTAATGATCATATCCACCAATAAGGGTAACAGTTCATCGAGTACCGTCATGGAATTCTCCATGCTGCAAATACGCTGATAATTTACAATTTTGGTAATAAAATCACGCGCATTCGGTTCAGACGTAATCGGCATTCGAATACGTACATTCAAAGCAGAATCATTGTACATATGCATCAATTGATCCGTGACACCCTTAATGACAGAGTAACTAGATCCATAAAAGTTAGGCGTATCGAGTTCCGTGAATCCTTTCCCGCTATGAAGAGGATGAGTTTCGTCGTACTCGAAAATACAACCTGTACCCATATAGGTATAATGGATATTTCTACGATAACATTCATGGGCCAACACAATCGGTGCATACAAATTGTCCGTGACATTTTCACAAAGTTTACCTGTATGTTCCAAGTAATCAATCGTAGGAATCTCCACACCATTAATTGTACCATGAGTTCTACCAATCGTACTTACCACGTGTGTCGGTTGAACAATATCCAATTCGATACTTAAGTCTCGTGTATTCTGAGGACGTACATCTGACTCAAATAACTCCACTTGTGGATGAAGTTTTAACAATGAAGACAATTGTTTTCCAATCCAGCCACGGTATCCAAAGAACAATACACGAATCGTCATTTTATATTGGTCATTGGTTTAATTGACTTTATTTTTATCTTTATAATGTGTTTTGTTAGATTTTAAAAATAATTTATATCTATAAATACTAAATTTACAAATACGACAAAGTATTAAAATATGGATTTTAGTTGCGTATTATTGTTTATGATAAAGGTAAATTAAAAAAATACATTATGTACCAAATATTGTGATGAGTTTACCACTTTATTTTTAATATAAAAAATTAATTTTATATCATATAAAATTAATATTTACTTTTCTTACTCTTTTTACTCTTTTTACTCTTTTTACTCTTTTTACTCTTTTTACTCTTTTTACTCTTTTTACTCTTTTTACTCTTTTTACTCTTTTTACTCTTTTTAC